AGGAACTTCGGTATCAAGAATTAGAGATATCTTTAGGCAAGCAAGAGACGTCAGCGATGCAGAAATAGAATCTGCTAAACAAGATTACAATACATTCTTTGAACTAGTGTACGGTCCACACGGTCCTACAGGAAGAGATCTAGGAAACATTTTCACAGGCGAAGGTGCTAAATTTGTTGGTCGAGGATTAATCCAATTAACTGGAAGAGGAAACCACCAAAAGTATGGTAAAGATGCAGGACTTATAGATGAAGGTCTTGTTAATGAAGATAGAGACGATCCTGAATTTAATCCACAGGGTGTTAAAATTATCGATGATCCAACTATTTTGTTAACAGATGTAGATGCAAGTTGTTCAGTTGCTGCCGCTTATCTTAAAGATAGATATAAAGACTTTGGTAAACCTGATGTTTTGGGTAATATGAGATTTGCTATTGCTGGAACAGATACAGGTTATAATCTTTCAAGATCAAAAGACTTAGGCTTCTTTGAAGCTAAAAAATTACCCAACGGCGAGTTTGATCCAGACTGGATTAGAGAACCAGACCCGGAGCCAACTAGTAGACCAGACGACGGAAGCGGAGATTAAAAATGGGACAAGTATTCATTCCATCACCAATTGCAACTAGCCCACAATCACTGAATCAAGCAGAAGAATTTTTTAGACAAAATCCTGATATAGGACGTTTAGATTATTATGACTTAGAAGGAGACTATCCTTCTAATCCTGCTATTGCTGGTAACGGGTATACAAGCAACTCAAGGCCATCTAACACATATCCGGATATTGATCCAGGACCTGTACCACAAAATCCAGGCTATGAAAGACTTGTTGCAATACTACAAAATACGCTAACGCAAGATTGGACAGAAAAAGGAAATCCAGGAAACCCAAGAATTTTACAATGCTATGAAGTTGCTAGGCAATCATATACATGTGATAATTGTGGTCCTCCTCAATACTGGTGCAGTGCGTTTGTAAGTTGGGCTTTAGAAGAAGCAGGAATTGAAAGTAAGCAGACAATGGGCAGTCAGTTATGGTACGACTGGGGTGCTGAAGTACCAGGATGGCGTAGCGGAGATTACTCTCAAATAAGAAAATATGATGTTGTAATTTTTAAAGCAAAAGACAGGGATGGCGGCCACATTGGATTTGCTGACAGCATTGCTAGTAACGGAAAAATTAATGTTCACGGAGGAAATCAAGGAAACAACGTGAAAGTTAGTGGTTATTGGTGGGATGATCCAAGACCAGACAAAGGTTTATACGTAAGAAGTATTAAACGAAATTGGGCCTTACCAGAAAGTGCTGATGTACCTCTCCCTGGTGCAGAAGCCGCTTCAACGGATACAACAACATAATGCCAGGAGTATGTAGAGATAACGACACAGCAGGTGGAGATTTGATTCCTAGTCAAACCACTGTGAGAATAAACAACGAACTAGTTATATTAGATGGAGATGCTGTTGAAGGACACGGTCCAGGAGAACATGCATCGCCAACAATGGTTGCATCTATTAATACCACAGTAAAGTTATTTGGAAAATTAATTTGTGTTGCAGGAGATCAAGCAACTTGCGGTGACGTAGCCACAGGCTCCTCTGACGTTTCTATAGGTGGATAAATATTGATATGAGTGCAGAAAAACCAATTTATAAGAATATTACAGTAAAAAGTCCAGAAGCTCCAAAGGCTGTTCCTGGATCAAAAGCCTATAGAGGTACTAGCACTGTTAATCCTAACAATGACTCTTTTGTGTTGTATGATATTGGTTTAATTAAACAAGATCTGCTGAATCATTTTAATATTAGACAAGGCGAAAAACTAGAAAATCCAGAGTTTGGGTGTATTATTTGGGACGCACTTTTTGAACCTCTTACAGAAACACTAAAAGAAGCGATTGCAGAAAACGTAACAACTATTGTTAATTATGATCCTAGGGTATCCGCAAGCAACATTGTTGTAGATACGTTTGATTACGGCATACAAATCGAGTGTACTCTTACTTACTTGCCTTACAACATAAGTGAACGACTTACGTTAGATTTTGATGAGCGAAATAGAATAAATTAAATACGCACTTTTCTAAATCAAATAAATAACATGTAAGAGGAAAAGCAATGCCAACAACGGACAGACAAAATAGATTACTTATAGCAGAGGATTGGAAACGCATTTATCAATCCTTTAAAAATGCTGACTTTAAGTCTTATGATTTTGATAATTTAAGACGAACAATGGTTGGATATCTCCGCCAAAACTATCCAGAAGATTTTAACGACTACATTGAATCTAGTGAATATCTAGCACTTATTGATCTTATTGCTTTCCTTGGACAAAATATTGCTTTCCGTGTTGATCTAAATGCTAGAGAAAACTATATTGAGCTTGCTGAACGCAGAGAAAGTGTTTTAAGACTTGCTCGTCTGTTGTCTTATAATCCTAAGCGTAACAGAGCCGCAAACGGATTTCTTAAAATCGACTCTGTATCAACAACAGAAACAATTTATGATAGTAACGGATTTAATTTAAAAGATCAAACAGTTGCATGGAACGATCCTAGTAACGAAAATTGGGAAGAACAGTTCCGTAAGATTCTTAATGCGGCACTGCCCGTAAACAATATTGTAGGAAAACCTATCACATCAGATACAGTAGCTGGTGTATTAACACAGAGTTATAAGTTTAATGCAATTAATCAAAACACTCCTACATATAGTTTTTCTAAAACTGTAAACGGCGAAAGCACTAAGTTTGAAGTTACTAGTTGTAGAATTAAAGAAGGAAATATTATTGAAGAACCGCCTCTTCCAGGAAACAGTTTGGGTTTCCTATACAGAGAAGATGGCCAAGGTAATGCAAGTAGCAACACTGGATACTTTGTTCACTTTAGACAAGGGCAATTACAAACAGGTGATTTTACAGTAACAGCCCCGAGTGCAAATCAAATTATTAGTATAGATTCAGCAAACATTAATAACTCAGATATATGGCTTTATAAGCTAAACAGTATAGGTACTGAAAATGCTTTGTGGACAAAAGTTGATTCAACTATCGGTACAAATGTAACATATAATAGTATTAACAAAAATAAAAGAAATATTTTTGCTGTACAAACACGCCAAGATGATAAAATTAATTTAGTTTTTGCCGACGGTGTTTTTGGTAATCTACCAAAAGGAAGTTTTAGAGTTTATTATAGACAGAGTGCTAATAGACAATATACTATTAGACCTGCAGATATTTCAAACACAGTAGTATCGATAAAATATGTAAGTTCGGTCGGTAAAATCGAAACTATTAATATTACTCTAAGTTTAAAATATAATGTTGATAATGCAAGTATTAGCGAGTCTAACACAAGTATTAGAAACAGTGCTCCACAAACTTATTATACACAAAACAGAATGATAACGGCAGAAGACTATCAAATTGGTCCTTTGAACGTTAGTCAAGAAATTATTAAAGCAAAAACTGTAAACAGGATTGCAAGTGGTATTAGTAGAAACTTTGATTTAAAAGATCCTACGGCAAAATATTCTAGCACAAACTTATACTCGCAAGACGGTGTAATTTATCAAGATTCTTTTACTAAAAAATATCAGTTTAGTTTTGTAACCCAAACTGACATTGAAGGAAATATTGAAAATCTAATACAACCTCTTTTGTCTACTAGAGGTATTAACAGTTTTTATCATTACAATTATAGTAGAATTATTACAGATGACTTGCAGGCAAGTTTTGTGCAGTCAACAGCTGATACAAACCTATCCACAGGTTACTTACAAGATACAAACGGTACACGTTTTCAAGTCGGCACGTTTACAGGCGGTGCATTAAGATTTGTAGAATCGGGTGCGTTAGTTAAATTTGTTGCACCAACAGGTCAGCACTTTATGGTAGACAGCGACAAGTATACACTAATGAGTGGATCTGCCGATCATCCTAACTCTGTTGATTACTTTTGGGTTAAAGTCATCGGTGTTAACGGTAATGGTACAGAAGTTGACTCCAGCGGCAATGGACCTATCAAGTTTAACAAACAGGTGCCAGAAGGTGCAATAGTT